AGAGATCGACCGATCCGACGTAAAGACCCGAGTTGGTCACTCGATTGGTGATCTTCGTGTCGAATTTGGATTGGTCTCGCGTACAGTCACAGGGCAAGCGATCCAGCAAAAGCTGGAGCTGGTCCTGGACCGGTGCTAAACCCATTTGCAGGAACCTATTCGGTACCGCAATGGGCCTACGCTTAACCGTACCCTTCTTCGGGATATGTTGGATTTCTCCAACAACTTCACCCGCGAGGAAGGATACCCCACCATCGGGGTACCAGACACACCCATCTTCTACCTCAGAAATGAGGGAGTGGGCGCGGGGATCCTGGTTAAGATAGGACTGTACGTAGAGCTTGGACTCCTTGGATAGTGTCGGAGTTGGGAACCATCCCGTTTCCGAAACCAGTCCGCTGGTGTCAATCAGCGAACACATGACCCAATAATCATGTTCCAAGGATTTCGAGTGAATATCCTCTTCCTTGAAGTCCATATAGGACTCTGGTAAAGGAACTCTCTCGAAGATGTCGCGGCGCGCACGGTCTTCTTTGACCATTCTCACCCTGGCAAGGATGTGATGCCACTTTTCATAGTACTTCTCATAATCTGAGAAGTCATGCTTGGAGGCAAAGCCTTCAAGCCACCGCGGAAAACCGGTGATAGTCCTGAGTAGCCATTCCTCAGGCTTCATCGGGCGGTGCATGAAGTGGTACAACCACTCCACCAGAAACTGGGGAGTAGTCGTGCACACCCGTGTCTTGGTATCCACCAAGTACTGGTGTTGACGGTCTGCTGAAACGGAGACGGTGACAACCGGCTCCGTCGACGAGACGTACAACTTCAGAAAGTCCAAACAGTAATGTGGAGAAGTATCCATATACTGAAGGAGTTTCTTTGTCCAACCGCAAGAGCGGAAGGGCAGTTGGCGCTCGTACTCCGCCGCTTTCTCAAGGCGGTGAGGATCAGCACGATAAGCCATGCATACTTCCCGGGCGTGTTGAAACACGTCAGAGGCATATGCGCGTCCATTGCAACGGCAGAGTTTCCGATACCTCGAGACAAAGAATCTCTTAAGATTCTTATCAAGAGGAATGGATCCTACGATGACCTCGTTGACGTATGCTTCGTTCATCATGCGAAGCACCTCCTACTCTCCTGGACAGGGTCCAGGTGTAATAAGAGGATCGCCAAGGTCAGAGTATGACCATCGGCAACCCTAAGGTTGCAGGAAATCCCAC